CCGAGCGCTTCGATTTCGACGTCACCCACGCCGCGCTGCGTGAAGGGCGCCTCTGCGAAGACGGGATCTGGCGCCACATCGTCACGATTGAGGACGCGGTGGCCATGGGCTATCCGTTCTTCGACGTCGCAGGCCTGCGGCTGCGCAAGTCGGCCGCCGCCTGGGCGAACCTGTACATGTGCCAGTTCGTGGACGACAGCATGTCTGTCTTCCCGATGGCGGCGCTGCGGCCGTGCCAGGTCGAACACGACGCCTGGACCGACGTCGATTTCGGCCGCCAGCTGCTGGGCTTCGGCCGGCCTTACGCCGGCGAGGTCTGGCTGTCCTACGATCCCAACGGTGACGGCGACAACGCCGACAACGCGGGCCTGGTGCTGGTCGCGCCGCCTGAAGTTCCTGGCGTCGGCAAGTTCCGGGTGATCTGGAAAGAGCAGTTCCGAGGGTCCGACTTCACCGAGCAGGCCCTGCGGATCCTGGCGCTGTGCGACCGCTACAACGTCACGAAGATCGACATCGATGAGACGGGCCTCGGCAAGGCCGTGCTTCAGCTCGTCATCCAGAAGAAGCCCTGGGCGCGCGGGCATCGCTACGACCCGCTGACCAAGACCCGCATGGTCCACAAGGCGCTGGACGTCATCGGCAAGAAGCGCCTCGAATATCTGGTCGAGTGGATCGATCTAACCAGCGCCCTGATGTCGATCCGTCGGACCCTGACCGGATCCGGCCGCCACCTGACCTATGAAGCGCCGCGCACCCGCCAGAGCGGACACGGCGATCTGGCCTGGGCGCTCTTCCAGGCGCTCGACAACGAACCGCTGGAGGCCGGCATCGGCATCGAGCGGAAATCTCGCGTGAGGATCTACGACCAATGACGATGACCGCATCCCGACGTGCCCGCGCGATCGCGCGCGGTCGCTACGACTTCAGCGCCGGCAGAAACGCAGCAGCCACTTCGATGACGTCCAGCGTCTCGGGTCGGTCGTTCTCGTTCGGGGATCCCGAGCCCATCATGTCGCGCCGCGAGCTGATCGACTACCTGGAATGCTGGAACAACGGCCGATACTACGAGCCGCCGATCCCCATGGCCGCCCTCACCCGCGCCGAGAATGTTAGCCCGCACCACGCCAGCGCCATCGCCTACAAGGTCAAGCAGCTGGCCAAGGACTTCATTCCGCATCGGCTGCTGGACCGGCCGACCTTCGCCGCCTGGGCGCATAACTACGCCGTCACCGGCAACGGCTATCTCGAGGTCGTGCCCAACCGGATCGGCGGGATCGCCCGGCTGAAGAACAGCCTGGCCAAATACACCCGCCGTGGCCTGGTCGACGGCGAGTTCTTCTATGTGCCGAACGGCCGCGACATCCACGCCTTCGAACCCGGCTCCGTGTTCCACCTGGCGCGTCTCGGCCTGGACCAGGAGATCTATGGCGTGCCGGATTATCTGAGCTGCCTGCAGTCGGCTTTCCTGAACGAGGCGGCGGTGCTGTTCCGGCGCAAATACTATCTGAACGGCAGCCACGCCGGCTTCATCATGTACGTCAACGAGGAGAAGCTCAGCGAAGCCGACGCCGACGCGATCGAGACGGCGCTGGAGCGATCCAAGGGGCCGGGGAACTTCCGGAACTTCTTCCTGCACATCCCTGGCGGCAAGGAGAAGGGCGTCCAGCTGATCCACCCTGGTGAGGCCGCCGCGAAAGACGAGTTCATCGGCGTGAAGGGCACGACCCGCGACGACATCCTTGCAGCGCACCGCATCCCGCCCGTCCTGATCGGCGTTGTGCCGCAGAACGCGGGCGGGTTGGGCGATCCCGAAAAGGCGGACACCGTCTATTACCGCAACGAAACCGTGCCGACCCAGCAGGAGTTCACGGGGCTGAACGACTGGATTGGCGAGGAGGTTGTGAGGTTCAAGCCGCGCGATCCGACGCCGGCGGCCTAGTTGTCGGGACCGCACCGCACAACAGCGGTGCATATCCTTTTGCAGAGCGGCGTCCGATCCCGGAGACGCTCTCGTCTTTAGAGGCGGGGGCCGGGTGTTTGCCGCACCCGAGCCGCCGAGAATGAACCTCAGCACGTCGGGGGGTGCACGCCCCCTTCGCCCCGCCACCGGCCTGACCGGCAGGGGCTCGCTTGGGTTGAGTCTCACATGACTGCAAAGGTTTTCTCCGTCTCGCGCGAGGCGGTTCGCTGCGCCAGCTGTTCGGCGCTGTTGTTCAAATCCGAACCCGGCGCCCTCGCCGGCGTCGTCGAAATCAAGTGCCGGCGCTGCTCGGCCTTGAACGTCCTGAGGCCCTCGAGCCCTAACCCGATCGCCTCGAGAGCGGCCGAAGAACGGAACGAGCACCATGGCTCGAGATTCCGGGGGTCATCATGATCCCCATGGGACAGGGCTGACGCCCGTCGATCCCGCTAAGCCTGTCGCACCCTACATCGGCGGCAAGCGCAACCTGGCGCGTCGCCTCACTGCCCAGATCGAGGCGACGCCGCACACCCTCTACATCGAGCCCTTCGTGGGCATGGGTGGCGTTTTCTTCCGGCGGCGTCTCCGGCCGCGCTGCGAGATCATCAACGACTTGTCCGGCGACGTCGCCAACCTGTTTCGCTGCATGCGTTCGCATCCCGGTGCCCTGGTCGAGTTGGTCAGCCTGCAGCTGCAGACCCGCTCCGACTTCGACCGGCATATGTGCGAGGATCCAACGACCCTGACCGACCTGCAGCGCGCCGCGCGGTTCGTCTACCTGCAGCGCACGGCCTTCGGCGGCAAGGTCAGCGGTCGGAACTTCGGCGTCCGAACCGATGGCCCGAGCCGATTCCGCGCCAGCGAGGTCGGCGCGGATCTGATCGCCGCCGCCCGGCGCCTGGAAGGCGTCACCATCGAGCAGCTGTCCTGGTCCGACTGCATCGCGCGGTACGACCGCGCCGGCGCGCTGTTCTACCTCGATCCGCCCTACTTCGGCTGCGAGACCGACTACGGCGCCGACCTGTTCGGCCGGGCCGAGTTCGCCGCCATGGCCGAGCAGCTGGGCCGCCTGAAAGGCCGTTTCATCCTGTCACTGAACGACCGGCCGGAAGTGCGCGAGATCTTCGCCGCCTTCGACATCGAGGCGGTCGATACCCACTACGGCCTCGCCGGCGGCGGCGCCCGCCCCGCGCGCGAGGTCATCATCACCGGCGGCGGCTGACGTCGCCGGCGACGCCTCCCCGGCCGACCTGGTCAGGGAGGCGTTTCTCCTTTCGAGGCCCCGAGCCCCCACACGATCGCCACGGAGCGGCCGAACAAGGGAACGGGCTTTGTGGCTCTTCACACCAAACACCCCCTCGCAGATCTGCGAGGACTTTCTCTCTGCGCCGGATACGGCGGCCTCGATCTCGGGATCCACATCGCCGAGCCCGGCTATCGGACTGTGGGTTACGTCGAGCGGGAAGCCCACGCGGCGGCCGCTCTCGTGGCCCGGATGGAAGACCAGGCCCTGGCTCCGGCGCCTATCTGGGACGATCTGCGATCCTTCGACGGCCGACCGTGGCGCGGCCGCGTTCATCTCGTCTCTGCCGGTTATCCCTGCCAGCCCTTCAGCCAGGCCGGGCGACGCCGCGGCGAACACGATCCCCGTCACCTGTGGCCCGAGGTCGAGCGGATCGTGCGAGAGGTCGGCCCTCGATGGGTCTTCCTCGAAAACGTCGAAGGGCATCTGTCCCTGGGATGTCGGGAGGTCATCGGAGACCTTCAGCGCCTGGGTTACGGCGTCAAGGCGGGCCTGTTCACGGCGGCTGAAGCGGGCGCGCCTCATATACGGAAGCGGCTGTTCATTCTGGCCGACGCCCACGGCGCAGGATGCGGGCTACTTTCCGGACTTCATCCTGGACGAGGCGAAGGCGGCGTTCACGGGGCCGTTCGATGCGACCTTGGCCAGCGCGGGACAGTTCAGCCTGGCCAACGCGGCGCGGACCTGGACGACGATCTTCAACCTGTTGAGGGGGCTGGATGCGGTGCCGGCGAAACCTTGCCGCCGCTCTTCGCGCCACGTCCGGGTGAGTTTCAAACATGGGACCGGCTCCTACGTGGCCGGCCTGATCTCGAACCCGCCCTTTTACGAGCTGGTGATGGGGTGGCCGATCGGCTGGACCGCGCCCGAGGAGCGGGTAACGGGGTTTGCAGCCTGGCTGCAGCGATCGCGTGGCGCACTCTCCGAGGCGCTGGCTGAAGCATAGCGGACCTGCGACCGGATGGCGTTTCTGACGCTATCCGGCCGCTCCTGAACCGTTGGCAATCGGTTTTTACTTCAGCGCAGCGATCCGAGGACTGATCCGCAAGATAGCCGCAGATATACGTTCGTCCTCTCGTTTGATGATTTGCGCGTATTCGACCAGCTGTACTTCTAAATCGACGGCAGCGAGGGCGAGCTCGGTGCCTCCCTCACCCCGGCGCGACTTTTCGCTTAGGAGTGAGAACTCACGAAATTTCTCGGAGTTGAGCGTCACGGACTCCACTAGACCCTTCGCACTGCTCACAACAGATATGATTTCACCGGCTAGCCCATCATCTCCGAGCTCACCTAAGAAACCAGCATTTGTAGCGTAAACACCGAAATACTCGAACTGCATAGACCACTGGATAGTAAGGTATTCGTCCGGCTTCAGGCCTCGGACGATGTAACCAACCCGCTCTTCGTACGAGACGAAGTTGACTATCATCTCCGCCCAGATCGCTTTGATCCCCCCAACAACCACTGTGCGTCGCTGTGCCTTCATCAGCGATGCCGTCGCTTGCGTCGTGAAAACGGCGGCCAGAATCGCGAATAGCCCCCCGATGAGGGCGCCGCTCAACCCAGCCAGCCAAGTCACACTGCCCTCCGATGCGAGCAAGCTCTGCCACCAGTTCATCATCCCCGCCCCCAAGTCCTCCAGAATCCCAGAACCCTACCTTATGTTTTAACGAGGACCGATCCACAGGGAGGGAACATTATGGGAACATTTTTCCTTTCTCTTGCCTGATGGGCCGCGTAAGCCGCGCGGAGGGTCGGTTGGCGATCAAGAGCGAACCGAAGGCATGGCGACGAGGATTGGTGTTTCTGTCAGGCTTGGCTCAGGCCAGCCCCTGCCCTTCATGGGCGCTAGCCTGTGCGCCGGTTTTCCGTCGCCGGCGGACGACTATCTGGAAGAGGCGCTGGATCCGGCCCAGCTGATCGTGACCAACCCGACCGCCACCTTCGTCTGGCGCGTCGCCGGGCGCAGCATGATCGGGCGAGGGATCAACGACGGCGATTATGTCGTCGTGGATCGATCCCTGGCGCCGCGCCCTGACGACGCCGTCGTCGCCGTCATCGATGGCCAGCCCAGCGCCAAGCGCGTGGTGCGCCTACCGGGCGGTCGCCTCGCCCTGGACTTCGACAACCCGGCCATGACGCCGCTCGTCCTGGACGAAGCGTCCGAGGCTCTGATCTGGGGTGTCATTACCTGGTCCCTGACGCCGCACCGCCCGGCGCCGCGATGAGCGGGCGCGTCTTCGCTCTGTCGGACGGCAACAGCTTCTACTGCTCATGCGAGCGCGTATTCGAACCGGCGCTCAATGGGCGTCCGGTGATCGTCCTGTCGAACAACGACGGCTGCGCGATCGCCCGCACGCCAGAAGCCAAGGCCCTGGGCATTCAGATGGGCGATCCCTGGTTCAAGATCCGCGACCATGCCACGGCCGCCGGCGTCGTGGCGCGGTCCTCGAACTACGTCCTTTACGGCGACATGAGCAGACGGGTGAACGACGTCTATCGGCGCTATGCCCGCGACGTCGAGATCTACTCCATCGATGAGAGCTTCCTGGACTTCACCGGCGACGCCGACCCGGCTGGCCAGGCGCGCGAGATGCGCGCCACTGTCCGGCGCTGGACCGGGATCCCGACCTGTGTCGGCCTGGGACCGACGCGCACGCTGGCGAAGGTGGCGAACCATCTGGCCAAGAAGCGGCCCGAGCTGGCGGGCGTGTGTGATCTGACCGAGCCGGCGCGGCAGGACGCCCTGCTGCCGACGGTGGAGGTCGCGGACGTGTGGGGCGTCGGCCGAGCCTCGGCCGCGAAGCTGACGGCGATCGGGGTGATGACGGCGGCGGATCTGTGCGCCATGGATCCGCGCGCCGCGCGCGGCTTGCTGACGGTGACTGGCGAGCGCCTGGTCCTGGAGCTGCGCGGCATCCTCTGCCAGGATCTCGAGCTGACGCCGCCCACTCGTAAGGGCATCGCCGTGACGCGGATGTTCGGCCGGCCGATCACGGACCTGGACGAGCTGCTTGAGGCCGTCGCCAGCTACGTCGCGCGGGCCGGCGAGAAGCTGCGCCAGCATGGTCTGGCCTCGGCCGACATGACCGTCTTCTTCCACACCGGCGCGCATGCAGCCGGGCCGCCGCGTTCGGTGAGCGGACGCGCCGCGCTATGGACGCCCAGCAGCGACACGACCGAAATGATCGCGGCCGCCACCGTGGTGGTGCGCCGGCTGTGGGCGCCGGGCTTCCGCTACGCCAAGGCCGGAGTGATGCTTGACGACCTGATGCCGGCGGGCTCCGCCACCGGCGATCTTCTGGCCAAGGTCGATCCGCGCCGCGAGCAGCTGATGGCCGCGCTCGATCAGGTCAACCGCCGGCATGGGCGTGGCGCGCTGGTGCCGGCGCGGGCCGGGCTGACGAAGCGATGGTCGACCAAGGCAGACATGCGCAGCCCGGCTTACACGACCAGGCTGTCAGAGACGCCGATCGCCCGAGCGTAAGGCTGCGACCGAGCCGAGCGGCGGCCGAGGGGGTGGCGCCCCTCTTGGCTCCCAAGCGCCGCGCTCATTCCCCCACCTCGCCCGCGCGCTTAATGGGTCGCAATTCTTGCAGTTCAACAGACGGAGAGATCAAAGCCCCACATAGGCTGAATGGCCAGCCTTAGCCCTCCGGTGATCTTGCAATCCCTTGCAGCTATGCCGCTTCGCTGACCTCTTCGGGAGCATAGTCCTCAATCGCTTTGATGATCTCCGCGAGTTTGTCGACTGACTGTTTCTCACGCATGTAGTCGCTGTAGGATTGGTAGGCGTTGTCCAGCAACTCGTCGTACGTCACGACGCGTGCATTCAACGGCTTGAGGAGGTTGGTGACGAGCTCCTGACCGCCGGGCTCCGCCCATTCCCTGGGGTGCTTCCCTAAAAGGCAGATGAACTCGACAGGTTCGTTCTCTCTATTCATCGCGGCCAACACCTTCTTCATCCCAGACCGGTACTTTCCGATCTGCGCTGCGAGTTCGTAGACGCTGACGACACGGGCCGGTCGCTTCAGCTCAATCACGAGATGTTCACCGGCTGTTTTGCGGTACTTGATGTCTATCCGAGCGGCTCGCTCTTCTTGCGTCAGCCCAGCCTCAATCTCGGCAAACAGCTTCTCGACGCGCTCTTCCATCAAGGCAGGCGAGTCGGTTCGCTCCCACGCCGGGTCCAAAAGCCAAAGCTTATCGAAGATCAGCTGCTGGATAATCTTCTCCAGCTCGTTCGCATCGACATGATCCTTAAGAGTCTTGATGACCGAAAGTCTCTGCTGGACGATTTGCCCGTACAGGTTCGCTTCCAGGCTATCGAGCTGCGCGAACAGCTTCATCAACTCATCGGCGGCGACCTCGTTGAGAGCCTCAAGCTGTTCAAGGCTTTCATTCGCTCGGTAAAATTCGAACGCCAGAATGGCGTGTTTCACCAAGCTCTTTTGCTCACCAGGATCGTCAGCATTGATCCTGTTGATTTTGCCGATCCAGGCCTTGGCCTTCGATCGGTAGTCTTTCGGTAGATTATTCACCCATGCGGCGACTGCGGGGATCTGCATGGCCTGTGCGGCCCCTGCATCCTTCCGCCAATCGGCCCAACGATTTTGAATGAACTTGAGTTCTTCGCCAATAAAACGGCTTAGCGCCAAATATCGAGGGTCATCTTCGACCAACCTCTGCCGACTGCTAGTCGCGGCATCTTCCTTATCATCATCGTCCAAGCCATCGACGCGAAGCTCACCCAGCAGATAACTAGCGTAGACACCACGCTCAGAGAAATCCCCTAAAATATCTTCTTGGGCCAGCTTTCCGCGGATATAGATGGCTATGCGATTGAGGTTGTCTCCCTCCGCGTCCTTGAGGTCTTTTGACGCCCCGACGGTGCCTATCCAGCCGCTGACTGTTAACCCTTCACCTAGGCCCGTCGTTGCTCGCGCGACCGCCGGCTTTCCTAAGCCAGTACACGCTTGGACAACGTCTTCCTGATCGGCACCGTAGGTGAACAGGTACTGGATTTTCGAGTAGTAGTCTCGATCGGCTGGGACAATGTCTTTCCCATCTACAACGACCCTGAAGTCGTGAGCAGGACCAATCACTGAAAAGCGGCGGGCAAGGCGCTTCCGCAGGGCAGGCGCAGTTCTAATAGTCTCTTGCCTCCGAAGGTCACTCAGAATGATCCTTGTGCCCTTGTTGAAGTCCACAACCGACGCATCAAGCTCTTCAGGTTCGTAGCTCTGATGCCCGGCTGTGATCCTTGCGCGGATGTCTGGGACTGACATCTTGAACGCGCTGCGCTCTCCATCCCTTATCGTATGCACTTCGATGGTGTTGGCGATGGAGAACAACGACAGCTTGCCGATGCCCTTCCGTCCCATGGGGGATCGCTTCTTATCGGTAATCGCGGGCTGGTTGTCTCGCCTTCTATATCCAACTGTGAGGAACCGTTCGTTGACCTGATCGCGGGTCATTCCGTGACCGGTGTCCTTGATTACGATTTTCCCCTGTCCGAGCGTAATCTCGACCACATCAGCGTCAGCGTCCCAAGCGTTAGCGACAACTTCGGAAAGAACCGCTGGAACGTTACTGTAGAGGTTGATCCCCAAGTGCTCCAGCACATTCAGGTTCATTCTCATGCTGAATGGCGTCATCGGCCCCAACCCCTTCAAGATGCCTTCTGATTGAATCGGCTATAGCCTGTGCGAGTAGGACAGGAACAGCGTTTCCAATCATTTTTCCCATCGCCTTCATCGTGACGGGCTGCGTCGGGCCGTGAAATTCGTAGTCCTTTGGGAATGACTGCAGCAGTGCGCCCTCCCTAAGAGAAATTGCCCGGTCTTGCGTCGGATGGCCGAAACGCCCGTTTCCGAAGCCGAAAAACTGAGTGGTTATAGTAGGTGACGGCTTATCAGCGCTCATCCGTCCGTACACGCTTGGATATGTTTTCCCCTGATCGGTCTTATGGCAATCCGCCACAAGATTTTGATCCCAGTCACGCCAGCTTCCGCCTGGCCGCGACGCCCTCAACCGCTTCAAGTTGAGCTCGGACACGGAGCTCGCTCTGTGCAGAGGATCAGATTCGTAGACACCGCCAGCTTCCAAGGGATTTAGGTCGCCAATAGTCTGTCCAACCGTGACGTAATCATCAGGCGTATGCGTGGGCGGTACCAATGCGACCTCCCCGTGGAGAGACGCGAGGACCACAAGGCGGCTTCTCCTTTGCGGAACGCCATAATCAGGAGCGAACACGACGTGCTTGGTCACATGGTAGCCCGCGCCTTCAAGCTTCGCGGCGAAGTTTTGAAACAGAAGGCCGTCGCGATATCGCAGAAGCCGAGGAACATTCTCCATTGAGACGACGTCAGGCTTCAGTTCACAAATCAAGTCGGCGAACACGTCTATCAACTGATCTCTCGGGTCCTCGTTCGACTGAGTGTACGTTGAGAATGGCTGGCAGGGGGCGCACCCAATCAAGATGCGCGGCTCGCCTGGGGCAAAGTGTTCAGCCAGATCATCGGCCGTTAATTCGGCTACATTCTTTCTGATGAAAGGCGCGCCGTTATTGCGCTC